TTAAATCCATTTGAATTATATCATCTCTATGTGGATCAATATCATACCCAATCAAAGGTATAGTTGGAAACTCTTCTGATATAACATTCATCATTGAACCATCTCCGGCACAAGGTTCTACTATCTCAGTTATTTTACCTTTGAAATTCTCCTTAACCTTATCACATAAGAACTTTGATAAAGGTGGTGTTGTGTAAATGGCTTCTAATGAACCCTTAATTTTATTACTCATATAACTTTATCTCTTTTTTTATTATATATCCACTTTTAAAACTCCAATATATATATTTATGTTAAATAGAGAATTAATTACTTATCAAGGCTACTCCTTTTATGGCTTCAATCATCGAAAGGACTTAAATGAATTTTTAATAGTATTATTAGGACAAGATTTATTATGGAAAATTACCTATCATGGTGAACTATCAACATCTTATGATTATTTGAAGAAAAATAAACATTTCAGTAAAGTAGTAGGGAAAACTTATTTTAATGGATTAAAAGATTTTGAATTAATCTTGGTAATCAACTACCCAGAAACAGAAACAATAAAACGATTAAAATTAATGACTAGAAAAAAAGGTACGAAACCTTTTTTTCTGATTTAGTTTGGAGTATATTTTACTTTTTTACTATTTTTAATATAAAATATTAATATATACATCTTGAATGAGGAAATTTATTAACGCTCATATAAGTAAAAATTATAAATTTTATATTGCTATTGTAAAATGTGGGTCGGCATATAGGAATTCTATTATAAGAAATGCTTTATCAGATGTAATTAATGACTGTCTTATGGAACTACTTACTAAGAAGTCTGATGAAGAAATATATGAGATGATGACTACTTTTAATAAACATAAAGGTGGGTTGAATACTAATTTTGATGGGTTGTTGATTTATATAATTAATCTAAATTTATATTCGAAGACGGCACCACATTTCAAAAAGTATGCCAGACCTCTTGAGGACGAATTAGAAGACTTTAATACCTCAGATGACACTGATGAATATCCTTGGATTTTAGATGATATAATAGACATCATATTAAGTCTGAAGATAGATTATCCTTTTAAGTTGAAACTTTATATTGAATATTATGGTTTAGAAGCAAAGAAAAAAACTTCTTATAAAGCCTTACGAGATAAATATCTAATATCACTACCTTCAATAGTGGGTATAATAAAAGAAGTTCACTCCTTATTGAAGGAGGAGTTAAAAACAAATGATGATTATGGCTTTAATTTATAATGAAGAGATGAAGAAATATAAGAAGAAAAACCCTAAACTTTCACACTATGAAGCTGTTTCAAAGTTTAAGTTAGTATGGAAAGAAATGAAAGACAAAGAATTCGAGGTTGTATTGAAAGAAGAAGAGAAAAAAGTAATAGAGAAAGAAACAATTGTTGAACCAGTTGTTATTAAACCAGAAATCAACGAGCACGTTTTAAGCCTATATAGCCGGTTTTATGGTAAGAAACATCGTGGAGCATCCAATGAAGAGATAAGAAGTAATTATTTAGCCCAGAAGGACCTAATAGACTTCTACGTACTTAAAATTAATGGAAGAACATCATTTAAGTTACCAGTTAAAGCTGAGTTTTTAGATAAATATATTTCATTAGGTTTAACACCTCAACCGATGAGTTGTGTAGACTGTATGAATAAGATGGTATCACTTTATAAAAAGAAAATTAAATTATAATGGGACGTCCAAGAGGTTCGAAGAATAAACCTAAAGGTAAACTAGGTAGACCTAAAGGGTCTAAAAATAAGGCTACTGATCCAGCTCCAGCTTTAACTCAAAAGAAAGTTGATTTTCAAAGAGGTAAAGGTAGTATAGATAAGATAAAGATACCATCTGATATATTTGATTTTGATTTATTATCTGGGCCAGCTCAAACTAAACTGAATAAGAAGTTACTACTAAAATCTATCATATCTTATTATGGAAATATAACTCGTGGTATAGACGCTATTGGATTAACTAGAGCGACACACTATTATTACATGAACAATGACCCATATTATGCTAAATACTTCAATGAGATAGATGAAATGATATTAGATTATGTTGAAGAGAAATCTAGAGATATAAGTTTGAGTGGTGATAAAGATATGATTAAGTTTATGTTAAAGACTAAAGGTAAAGATAGAGGTTACACTGAAAGAACTGAAACTGAAGTTAGAAATATTACGCCAGTTACTATTCAAATAGTGGCTCCTGAACCCGGAGAATATGGTTCTTTAGATAAATTAGCGGAAGAATCAGAAGTAGATCCGTTCACAATAGAAGATATAACAGATGAATCTGAGGATTAAACCACATCAAAAACAAATGGAGACATTAAATCTCCTGTTTGATGATACTACTAATTACGTACTTTACGGAGGTTCAAAATCTTGCGGTAAAACCAGATTATTAGTTTTATGGTCATTAATAATGTGTTTAAAATATCCTGGTTGTAGAGGCATCTGGGGTAGAGCACATATCCAAGGACTAAAGAGGTCAACCTTAAATACTTTCTTCGAGGTGTGTCGTGAATTAGGCTTAAAAAAGACATATGATTATAACTTTAATCCTATTGAGAATGTAATTAGATTTGAGAATGGAAGTGAGATTTTATTGGTTCCATTATTTCAAAAACCTAGTGATATTGAATTTGTTGGATTAGGTTCTGTTGAAGCCACTTTTGCTTGTATTGATGAAGCTGGTGAAATCGGTTATGATGCTTATATTGCCTTAAGAAACACATTGAGATTTAGAACCCAAGAATTTGGTATAACACCTAAAATATTAATTGTTTCTAACCCAACTAAAAACTGGTTATATGATGAGTTTTATAAACCTTGGAAAGATGGAACTTTACCATCTAATATGAAATATGTCCATACGATTCCAACTGATAACTCGTTCAATGATCCATTATATCTAAAAGTGTTAAGCGAGATGGTAGGTAGTGATTATGAACGTTTATATCTAGGTAATTGGGATTACGGAGATGACTTAAATGCGTTATTTAACTTCATTGATTTATCTGATGCTTATCATTTATCTAGATTAGGTGGTAGACCAAAGAAATATCTAACCATTGATGTCGCCTTGGAAGGTGATGATGATACCTGTATTGTTGTATGGCACGACTTAACCATAAAGAAGATTATATTGGTTTCTATTGAAGATGGTCCTGAATTAGTTGATTATATAAAACAGGTAATGAAACAATATGATGTTAGAGCTAGTAATGTAATATATGATGCCATTGGAGTTGGTTCTGTTGGTTCATTCTTAAAAGGTACTGTTAAATTTAAGGCATCATTTGCTCCGATAGTTAATAAAGAATTTCAAGACTTAAAAGCTGAATGTTTTTATTTATTGGCTGAATATTTTAAGAGAAGTGAAATACTTATTGATGAACCTAAATATAGAGATAGATTAATAGGTGAGTTCCAAGCTTATAAGAGATATAAAGTAGACGACCCTAGAAAGAGAAGAATTACGCCAAAAGTAGAAGTAAAGAGACAGATTAAACATTCTCCTGATATTGCTGATGCTATTGCTATGAGAATGTATTGGGAATTACAAGGTGATAAGCCTTTAAAAATGATTACATTATAATGAAGATATCCATCAAAGAATTACCAGAATTATCTATTAATAAATATAGAGATATACTAGAAATATTGAAAAATGATGAAGATGAAGTGACAAAATCTTATGAAGTCATATCATCATTAACGGATTTATCTTTAGATGAGTTGAAAAAGTATGATTATGATTCTATTCAATTATTATATTCATATATTAATAATGTATTAAGTATACCAATAACTACTAAATATAGTCAATCTATTAAGGTAAAAGGACAAAGACTTTTCTTTAGAAAGGACTTAAATAATATGAGTTTCGGTCAGTTCTTGGATTTATATAATCTAACTAAAGACCCTGACTCAATAATGAAGAACTTACATATCATAATGGCTATTATGTATCGAAAGTATAATAAGTATAATAGTGAAACTGTGATGAATATGGCACCTGTTTTAGCTGATGAGATGAATATCCATCAGGCATTAAATGCGTGTTTTTTTTTCTTGAATTTAAAAAAGAAATTATTAAGTCGAACCCTGGCATCCTTGGTAAAACAATGACCCCAGAAGAATCTAAGTTAATAAAGGAAGAGGACGAAGTTGATCAGGAATCAGCATTCAATCAAAAGTATGGATTATTAGGTACGTTATATTCATTAACGAATAAAGACATCTCAAAAGTAAATGATTTATTAGAATTAGGATTAATAGAAGTATTCAACTACTTATCTTGGTCAGTAGAGATGGACAATGTATTGATATGGAAAAATGAACAATAATTTTATGACACAATTCTTAATTGTCCGTTTTGAATAACGGCATTAAGGATTTTAGCCATGTTAAATTCATCACTTAAAGTACCACTAGCGGCACCTACATCTACACCAGTTAATGTGTCAACACCATCATAGATACTGTTCACATTCTTCGCCATATTAAATTCGTTATTCGCCATGTTTAGCACATTTTATTTTTACCTCAGTTAAGTCATATTCCACTTGTTTAATTCTTTCTTGGTGGTCATCTAACCTTAGACATATATTATCGTTTACTTTTTCATTTAAGATAGTTGAATCTCTCATGGTAGTCTGTAAAATTGTAACTACTTCTTTCAAACTGTTAACGGAGTTTACTAGATTACGTAGAAAGAACCCTATGGCTCCTAATAGTAACATAATAATTGCTCCGGCGATACTCAATAACATTAATTCCATTTTCTATTATAAGTTTATTTTTAGACACTTACAGTGAAGTTGTCTAAGTATATGTTCCAATTACTAGCTGTAGTAGGCTCAACTTTAAATTGTATTGTTACATAATCAAATACAGCATCATCAGCGGCTATACTAATAGTTTGTTGTGTATAACTTACAGGGACAGTTAAAGTTTCAAAAGCTGAACCTAAACCTATATTAATAAAATTAACAGCAAAGTTACCAGTAAAGTTACCATCACTATTTAAGTAGAAAGATATATCGTTATCAACACCAGGAGTTATAGGTAGTTTAACTAATCCACCAATAGATGAACCATTATTATTAACAGAACCTCCAAAAATTCTTATGTTTGTTACACCACTATAAGGGTTACTAGCATCAGTTGTCACATTACCTCCTGAAGTATACTTAACAACACTACTTTGAGATTCATAATATGCCGACTGAGCCGGTGAATTAAAAGTTGGTGTTGGTAAAGAAGTTAAAGTATCATCGTAATAAATTTCAACACCAGCATTATTTTGTATTGAAGATAAAGGTGTTCCAGAAAGTCCATTAATATAAATATCGGAACTATTCTTAAAATACATAGATGAATTTAGTGTTAAATTATATGCCTTAAAACCAGTTACTTCCCATACCAATAATGGACATGCAGTTACAGACATATTTTCACAATATAATGACTTACATCCTTTAAATATATCATAGTTTATAACATTAAAATCACAATAATAAAAACTATTTGGCCCATTACAATTATCCATTCCATGACCAAATAAATAATCGATAGTTACACCACTCCAAACATTGTTTACAGCAACATATAACATAGATGTTTTAAGACTAGCTATATTACAATTAGTCACAGTACAACTATTTATATTATAACCCCAATGGTAATCAGAACCAATAAAACTACAATTAGTAATAGTATTACCAACAGTATCACTGAACATATGTTTACCATTATGTCCATGACCAACAAAACTATCATCTAAATTACAATTATCAAACTTAATTGCATAAAAGTTTAAGAACACAATTTTATTAATATGGTAATAATCATAATCACCAATTGGTATACCTAAAGCATTACCATCTAAATAACTATATTTATCTTGAGAAGTATAAGTAGCATCCCATCCACCTGTTATTTTAGTTCTATCAGATGTACTAAAACCATTTTTATTCATTAACATCTCAGCAGAAGCAGTACTCACATAAGTATTTAGTTTACTTGATCCAACAGTTTCAGTATCATAAGCATATCTATCACCACCCCAATAAGTAAATAGTGTGATTAGTGAACTTGTTATACTCGAAACTTCATAAATCTTTAATGGATCTCCAGTTTTAGTGATATAATCACCGACACTTATTTCACTAGTTAAATCAGTAATAGTTGTTATAGTATTACTACCTTTAACCCAGGCTAAATCTTCACTTAAAGCCGTCATGGCTATACCTAATACTTTAACTTCATCTCCTGAAGTCCATGAAATGGCACTAAAACCACCAAAATCTTTTTTAGGTGTACTTGTGGTTAATCCATCGTTTGCGTTATCTCCACTTACAAAATCTACATAATATATTACAGCCATATCTTTATTTTATATTTTTAGTGAAGTATAATATTCACTTATTTTAGTAGAATCCCATGTTTCATTTAATAAGAAACCTTCATCTATATTACCTTGTAATTGTAATTGGTCTACTCCACTACCATCAGCGATACAACCAATTTGTACCCCATTTGCTGAAGTTGGTTTTTTCATATTAACAGTTTGAGTAGCCGTCAAAACACCGTTTAGATAAACTTTACCTTGATAAATTCCAGCAGTATCATTCTTATCAATTGTTATAATTACACTGGCCCATGTATTACCAGTTAATTGTCCACATGAAACACCACCAACGCCACCATAATTGAATATCATTGAACCATCCGTTCCTGGGTAAGGTAAATATATACCAAATCCATTAGAATCATATGCTCTACCAATAGCCATTATACCTTGTTGTGATCCAACTGATGTTCCACCCCATTGTATTTTAGCACCAAAAGTTAAACCACTTTCACAATTTGTAATTGTTGAACCTTCTGTTCCAGTTAAACCTAAATCACCATCACTAAAAGGAGCAATAGATTTAGAATAATTAGCATCGTAATGATTAATCATTGTTAAATATTGATTATAATCAATTGCATAAGCATTACTAGAGCCTATTACCATATCTCTACCATGAATAGACTTATCTAAACTATCTCCATTATAAGCCCAATAACCTAAAGTAGTTAAGGCTGTCGGCAATATCGGTTGAGTAGGTGTTCCCCACTCATTATAAATATCTCCAGCTAAAAGTTGAAACTCTATTTCTGGTTCACTTAAAACTTCCATTATTTCTCCTTGAGTTAACTCAAAATCCCACACCTGATATTCTACAACAACAGGAAGTGGAACCGGTATAACGTCTTCTACACCTATATAAACAAATCGTCTTCTACTCATCTTAAGCTCTTGTTATTTTGATACTTCCGTATAATATTTGATTAACTCCTGTTTCAACAATTAAAGTTAAAGTCTCACCAACAGCAACCGAGTTAGCGGCTGAAGCAGTATTAGTACTTTCAGTTGTAGTAATAGATACACTATCTATTCCAGTTATTTCTGTCCCTTCAATAGCCAATGATAAAACTGTTGTTCCTGTTTCACCTTCACAGATTAAATTATCTACATCATAACCATACGTTGCTGATAAAGATAGTTTATAAGTTTCACCAGTTACAGCATCTATTTGGAAATCTAATTGTTCTGTTTCCAAAGCAGTTATATTAGTAGTATTATTACTTATATCTACAGTTACACCTGAGTTATTAACCCAAACCGAGCCATTGTAAGTTAAAGTATCACCATCAGCAGGACTAACTAATGTTACATCAGTTAAACCACCTAAAGTAGTTACACCGGGACTTGAGCCTCCGCCACTAATCTTTAAGGCTTGATTAGTCTCATCATATACACTATGAAGTATTTTTGCTAAATTAAATTCATCTGACATATTATTAGTCTTTATTTTTTATATTTTTACTGTTACTGCTTTTTTTAATAGATTAACCAATTAGTTCCATCACAGTAAATATTAACTGAAGAATAATCACCTGAGATTATTATATCTGTATCACCATCTATTTTTTCTGAACCTTCAGTGTCAATTGTTATATTGTTTGTTAAAGCATTTCCAGCTCCATCTTTTATTATAATTGTTCTACCAGCAACTACTTGAGCTGTTGGTAAAGTAATTGTTATCTCACCACTAGTAGTATATATCACATTTAGAATATAATCACTTTCTAATAAATCATAAGTGGAAGCATTGATACTACTAACATTATTAAACATTGCTTCTGTAACGGTTAAATCACCATTTATCTTTACTAAATTATTATCGAACTCTCCATAAATTAACGGGTTATCAGTATTAGTTGAATCAATATAAAGTTTAGATGAACCAACTTCACTATAACCAGCATTATATCCTAAGAATACGTTAGAATCTCCGCTTAAATTATAACCAGCTCTATAACCAATTACAACATTATTATCCGTTTCTAACTTACCATTACCAGCAGCATAAGAACCTAATAATGTGTTATAAGTTCCATCTGTATTTCTACCAGCATTGTAACCTAATAAAGCATTATTTGAACCAGCAACTATATCTTGTCCAGCATAGTTACCAACAGCGGTATTATTTGAACTTGAAACAGATGATGCTAAAGCATTTGCTCCAATAGCAGCGTTGTTTCCATTAGTTGTATGAATCGCCATTGCGTTATAACCAACAGCAGTGTTTTGAGCACCAGATATGTTAGCCTTTAATGTGTTAGCACCAATTGCTGTGTTAAAGTTGGCACCCACTAAAGAATTCAATGCTTCATAACCTAAAGCAGTATTTAATGTTCCAGTAACGGCGATTCCACCTTTACCAATTAGAACGTTAGAATTATAATAAGCAGCCATTGATTTTCCATCAAAGAAGAATTTAGTATCATCTGCGAAAACACCAACACCATCTGATAGTTGAATAGCACCAGCTAAACCTGAAGCTGTTCCACCAGCTGAACCACCTAAAGTAATCCAACCTGCTGATGTTAAACCCTTAAAGGCTCCATCATATAACATTGTACCGGGAGTTGTTGTTACACCATTATGTAAAATTACATTAGGAACATAAACCGAATTATCTTCGGCAGCAGTTACACCAGTCATACTAATCATAGTAGTGTTTGTATATCCACTAATTATATTTTGTTGTCCACCTATTATGTTAGAATAATCACCTGATTCTATGTAGTTATAAAAACCAGAAACAAGGTTAAATTTAGTATTTAATAATTCTGTTTGTTTACCTACTTGTAAAACGTGTTGAGTATTTGTGTTATCATTGTTTTCACCAGCAATTAAACTCCAGTAAGTATCCTCTGTTGTATGAGACTGACCAAACATAGCACCATAATAAAAACCAACTGATGTAAATCCCCAACCAATTAAACTAGATGAGTTAACTACATTTAATACACTAGTAGGTCCGCCTATAATACTATAACTGACACCAGTTATTGTAGCACTATAAGTACTTATCATAGAATTACTTGGGTTGTATATTGTGTTATAAGAACCAACAATTAGAGAGTTAGAACCTCCAAAAACTTGATTAGATTCACCACCTATTAAAGAATAAGCTGATGTATTCGTGTTGTTCTTTCCAAGCATTATATTACACTCATTAGAGTTAACATTATTTTTACCAGCTAAGAAGTTATAACCATTAACAACAGTTGAATCTGGATCCAACTTCATAGAGTTATCTGAGTTTATATTAGCCATTTTATATACCAAAGTATTACCACCATAGTAGATTACATCGCTATAAGTATCAACAACTAATTCACCTGAGTAGATGTTACTTGAAGTCCAAGAACCATCAGTATGGTCACTAGAAGGACCGATAGAAGGAGTGAAACCATTTAAGGTATTCACTTTTTGTTCCATTCTTTTATTTTCTGTTACCATTCTTTTATTTTATTTTTAACTATCAAAATTATATATAAAAAACTTTGAGAATTATATCTTAATTCGCATTCACTCCTCCACTTAATAATGGAGCAGACATTGAAACGTCATCCTCACCAGAGTATATAAGATTAGCAGTTATATTAACAGTATCTATGCCACCAGAAATCATATCTCCACCAGTTATAATAGGTGGTTTATAATCTTGACTAATATTATAATAAGTTCCATCAATAATTTTAATAAATTCAACTTCGGTATAAAGTCTTGATGGATTATAATCTTTAATCTCATTTATTAAGAACCAACCAGAACCTACATCATCACCCCAATCAATATAGATTTTTTCATTTAATATTAATCCATTAATATCTTTCTCAGTTAATCTAAACTTACCTGTTACAATTCTAGTATTGGTTGAAAGGTTATTGTTCATTTCACCTAAGTAGTAACTATATAAGTTAGTGTTATCGTTACTAGTTAGAGTTGTACCAGTTGAAGTATAACTATGTTTCTCATATTCATTGAAATCGTGGCTCCATGTTAAATCTATCTCACCTTGGTCACCCCAATAATCAAATGGAATAGCAGACACATAATAATAAATATTTGAATTAGTATCAAAAGTAAAGTAATTAGTTAAAACTAAAGCTGGGTTTAAGTATTCTGACTTATATTTCATAAGAACTCTAAAACTATACTTTCCACTTCTAGTTACAGGACCTACTTCACCACCAGATGAACCTTCAATTGTAGCCCAATCTATTTTTGATACTGGGTGTTTATCTCCGTTAATATAAGTATAAGTTTCATTTCTTTCATCATTAGATTCATTAATAAAAGGTGTTTGTACGAAAGCTAATTTTTGAGTACGTTCTTTTTTAGAAATAACATTACCAGTTGGAATCTCTTTTGAACCATACTCTTTACCGAAATTCTCTTTCCACCACTCATTATGGTAGTCAGTCGAATCTTTGAACTCATATCTATAAAGGTAAAAATCAAAAGGGTTTAACTCAATATTAACTTCATCTTCCCTAAGAAGTTTATCCGTCCATACAAGACTTGAACCACCAATATAAAAATCATCTCTTTGTTTGAAGATATAATTCTTTGGTTGTAAAACATCTACATAAAGATAAAGATTAAACATCTTCATTACCTCTTTTATTAAATCGCTTTGTTGTACTCCTTTAGCTATATAGTCATTAACTTTTAAGTTATTTAATAAACCAAAAATAGGTTTTTCTATATTCAATTCATTAAGATATAAGTTCATATAATCTATGGTACAATAAGTATACCTCTTTTCATCATATTCATTGCCTTTCATGTATATCCATATAGATATATAGTCACCTTTTTCTAAAGTAATAGTTCGTTCTGGTATATTTTGTACAATACCATATTGAGTTTCGTTAGGTAATAAATGAATTGTCTCTAATGATACTTGAGTACCAGAAGCATTATTAACCATAATTTGAACTAAGTAATTAAAGTTTTTTGGGTAGTGACCCTCAGATACTAAATATTCTAAACTATAAGTATACTTACCACTTTTTTCTATAAAGTAAACAGATGGTACAGCAGTACCAGTTGTATTTATAACAGCATTACTATAAGGATCAAACCAATCTACATTAAACTTAACTGGATATCTATAAGAATCTCCGTGATAAAAATAAGGGTTAGGCATCATTACGGCTAAAGCATCGGCATAATTTTTATAAAGAACATATGAAGTTTGATTATCTTTATAATAATCCAATATTCGTTGTTCAGATTCAGTTATTGTTAAATCGTCATTAGCAAATGGTATCAACATATTCTTAAACATATCACTATCCAATATATCAGACTCATAAGTATAACCATATGTTTCAAAGATTTTATCAAATATACTTTTAATGAAAACTGATGGCTTAAAATAATTACTCATATCATCAGTATCCATATTATCAAAAGCGTCATTTAAAGTATATTCTGAAGTGATTCCGGTTAAGAAAACACCATTATCTGTTTGAGCATATATCCAAGGTTTAGTATCTGAATCCTGAGTTGTAGTTTTTACAGCACTTAGATTATAAATGTGGTCTGTTGACACATCCCATTGTAAATCAGTTAACTTAGAATTACCCATATCATTAAAGATAGACTTAGATAAGTAAAGTAAATTAGTATCAAAAAACATAGTGCCATTAACGTTTATGATATTACGTAATCTAATAAAACCACGGAACAACTCGGTGTTCTCTTCATATAAAACACATTCAAAAAGTTTATTTTGTAAATTATCTTCCGTATTCATATTATGAAGATAACCAAAGATGGCTTTATTAGTATTAGTAAATGGTAGTTTATAAGGTTTAGAATAGCTAGACTTACGTTTATAGAATTGTTTAATATCATTCAATGTAAATGTTAAATCGATTCCATCTTCTCCTAATATATCAGCTACCTGATTCTCGATTAGTAATTCTAGCATTATAAGTTTCTAATTTTTTCGGTATTATAAGTAAAGTTAAATTGGAAATTAGTTAATGGATCAATAGTCTTAACAGGTATCTTGATGTTACTATCTAATGATATAATTGGTAACATCTGATTATCTTTTATTAAAACTAAATATTCACTTGATATCATACTCTTAAACAATTCAGCTAAATCACTTGATACTAATCCAGTTGACACCTTGAAGTTCTGGTTATAATCAGCATGGAAAGTTTGCTTACTTTGAGTATATCTTGACTTATCTACAAAACCAGTTGATAGATTAATATCATCCTGATTCTTTGTGAATAATTGTTTACTATTAGAAAACGTTTCATCCAACTTAGCCTTAAAGTTAAAGCCTTCAACACCACCAAAACGATTAGTCCACATGATATTCATCTCTTCATAGATTTCAGTACACGGTTCTGTTACTTCAACTCTATAATCTATACTAGTTGGAGTACCTAAAGCATCATTTGATGACCAAATATCAAAATATTTTGTATTATCATCTAACATATCCACTGAAATAGTTAAACCATCTACATGCCAAGACCCATCATAGTATAATTCGGTACTATAAAACGACTCATTGTTCAAAGTTGAATAGGAAAGTATAACATCTATACGTGATTTCTCGTAATCTCCAACATCTGGGTTAGCAATATAGCCTCTGAAAGCAGTTATTACTTGACTATCAAACTTAGCTTGAGGTGTTTTAAGTTGAACTTCAAAGAATATGTAATCATTTTCAACATCCATTGTTAATCCTGTTACTAATAATGGGTCATTTGGGTAGTTAGAACCATTTAACATAGATAAAGCTGTGTAAGATGTATCAGTAATATATCTTTTTGATTCATAATCAGTTAAAAACTTATCACTTGCTTCAGCTAATTCATATAATGAATAGTTAAACACTGGTTTAGTATAATCTTCTCTACCTTTTAATAAGATAAAGAACGGATTAAACACTCCATCTCCATAACCGCCACTGATATATTCTTGCGCACTTATTGTACCACGAACATATGAACCTTCATTGTGATAAAACATATTAGTTAATTCGAATTCTGTCTCAAAACTATAATAACTATATGGATTAAACTTTAAGAAAGCATTCTGATTTGGAAATATCTTTAGTATAGCAATCTCATCAGCACTAACTACATCCCAATTATCATCTATTAGATATGGTATAACCTCATATTGGAAACTAGGTGCCGAAGTTACTTGGTCACTTAATGCCGTAACAGTTGTTCCATTAAAAGAATTTAATAGTTGAACTTCTTCAATCTTTTGATACTGTGTAATCGCCATTGGATTTTTCTATTTTTTTTCTATCGTTATATTGTTTACTACCAATCAAAGCAGTAGCAGCCGGAATAGCCATCAATATCACTGACGTATCTTTTAATATTAGTGTTAAGATGAAACCAATTATTATAATAACAACGGCTATAATCTTACTGAACGTTATCTCCAATTTTAGTTTCATAATCTAATCATCATTTTTTATATAAATGTACAGCCAAATCAAGGCTATCACACATACAACAATCGCTATAATCTCCATTAGTCTTCAAATGAAGTTTTTATATACAATGATATATCAGCAGCCGAAGCTTCTTCCAACTTAGCTAAAGCCTCATCATCGTATGTGTCCCAAAACGGGTCAGTAAAATCAGTAGACGGTAGTCCAAATAACCCAATCTTTCTTGCTATTGGGAAAGCAGCTTTAGGTGGTATACCTTTTCTATCACACCATTTAGTTATTACATCTAAAGGTGGTTGTTTACCAGGTCCTCTACCATTATTAACCCACTTATAATAATCTTCCATTATAAACTCTAATCGAATATCTTGAACATCTTCAACTACTCTATAATTAAGTGTACTAATGAAATTGGAATTACCTTTGCCCTTTTCAATAAGTATCTTCTTCATTGCTTCCAACACCTCATAACCATATAAGTCTATAGCCTTTAATGTTTGAGCATAATCATCTGTTGTCATTTCACTCATTATGGTGTGATACAATTATTTATTTGACGAGGTGTATCAATAGTAATATCAACCCACCAGCCAGCAGTTAAATCATCAAACTTCTCTTCGAAATTATTTAACACAAAGTTATTGTTAATAAAGTAATCTTCATTAGTTGAAATCAATTCATTTAGTATATCACTAATAACCTGAGTACCATCACTCAACACATCGTTAAGATTATTTAATGAAGCATCTACAATATCAAGATAGAATAGACGGAACTTATATGAGTTTTTATCTAACGTCATAGTAATAGGAATTGGTTGTAGAATTATGTGAGCATATTTCAAATCTAATTCAACTAAGTTATAAGGTTGTCCAAAAAAGAAATGTCCATCACCTAATTGTCCGTGATTTATAACAGTTGTTTCAAAGAAATCTATAATATTATTATAAGTTTGTGACATAATGTAAGTATTTTTTAGTAAGCCAATATTCGACTTAAGATATTAATAGAACCTAAAGCTAATAACCCACTCAATACAAAGAAAGGTGTTACTGTCCAAATGAAATGTAACCCCATTCCAATCCAAAAAGATAAACACGTAGGACAATGAATAAAATCATGTAAGATTCCAACCTTAAACCAACCTCTAATCTCTTCGGTAATTCTACTTTGTGATATGACATAAGATATAGCAAAAGTTACCAATATAAATATAATCAAATCTATCATTATCTTCTTCTATCATGTTTTGAAGTTAAATCCATACCAACATTATATCTAGAATTTGTACTTGGTCTCATCTCATCTTCTGTGTTTGAAGTATACTCTGGGTATATATCGCTGTTATAACAAAGATGGTCAGTTAATCTCTTAGCATAGAAAGCTGCTTTGTTATTAAAACCATTAATAAGATATTCTCTTTCTTCGGAACCAATCACAGTTGTATTATCACTATCTTGTGTTCCAATATTCTTATTATTAAACTTCATAATCAATCTCGGAGTTACTCCAGCTAAAGTGTAATAAACTAAAGTCTTAACAACAAATGTCTCAACCAATTCATTATAAACTGTATCACTTGATAAAGTATCACCAGATATCTTATTAAGAATAGATTCATATAAGTCTGTTCCAAGAATTTCTTGAAGTTGTTGTTCTTGAGCTTCTATGATTCCAATATCAATTAGGTCGTTATCTACATTACTGTTGATAAAACCCGAATATGTTTTAACGAAGTCTGGACTAATTATATAGACTAAATTCATTTTCTTTTTTTATTTTTTTTATAAGTAAACTACCTCACATCGACATCCCTTGTGGGCAGGAGTTCCCATCAATTTATAACCTAATCTCTTAAACGGCTTTCCAACAGGTACGGTTTGGTCGTTTAATCCAGCGCAGAAAGGACAAGGACCAACATCACTTTGAACTGTTTTCCATTGTTTTAATTTCTTACCAGCAAAATCTACCTTTTCTTTCTCACAAGCTAAATGTAAATCTACATCACTAAGTTGGTCTATCTCATGAATATGTTCTTCTTCAGCATTAACATCTTCTTCATCAGTACCTAAAGTATCTAACACAGTACCTTCAATAGTGAGTTCTTGAAGACCCATCAACTTACCTAGTTGATTTAATGTGTCTAATTGTTGTTTACGTTTCGGTAATATTCTAGTAGCATAAAAGATAGCGTGACTATCAGCTAACTCAGAACCTCCACCTAACTTACCAGCTATAGGTATACCAACCAATAATGGATTAGTTACACCGTGACCAGTTATAATACCTAATTCGGCATCTTCTTTCAATGATAAAAATTTAATATGATTACCATCATCACCTAACGGAGATATGATAGGAGCGTCATCTTTATCTCCAACGAAGTTCATAATAGCTTTACCAGCATTATATGTACCAGTATACTTGTCTGTAAACTGGGCTCTAACTTCATTCAACTTCTCATCAGAAGTATCATTAGTAATCATTGTAATAATCTTACCCGGCTCAAAGTTATTATCTAAATTATTACCGTGATAGTCAGAAACTTTCGTGGCAATAATGATAGAACGTAATCCTTGAATATAATCAGGGAAGGTATAGTAGTTTAATCCCGGCTCATAGTCTCCAACTACTACCAGTATCTCTCTCTTTTCTTGTGTTGTACCAAATCTTGGAATAAGAATCGGCTTATACGCTTGTTGTCTATATCTTTTCCAGTCTTTAGAAAAGTAATAATGATCAACCACACCCATTTCATTCTCAGTACCCCATAAAACATTCAAAGCAGGCACATGGCTAATGGCTATCGGTTGAGTATGTTCATTATTCCATGTTACTTCAATAGCATACATACCAAATATGGTATTATCTTTAGAAATTCTACTGAATAACTGATGTAAACTATATAAAGGATTAGGTTTTTGTATGAATAAATCGGTAGCTGGGTCATTTGTTTCTTCAAAGTTAGAGCCAGCAATCATTAAAGTCTTATTTTGAACTATGGTTCCATGTAATGAAGAGTTTCTTGTTAACTCCATTAACTCTATACCATATTCATTGGTAGTTCTACCGTAAGGTATCCAATTTCTATTGATAGTACTATTGAAACTAGTTTGAAACGTATTCTCAGATTTTGAGATTAACTCATCAAAAGTCTTTAAGTTAAGTTTGGTTACTTTATCTTTCATTATTTACGGTATATTTTTTTAGTTGTATTAACAGTGTTCTTATATTTAGTTATCGGTATATTAGGATCAGTATGATAAAATAACTTGCCTTGTTCAATCACATCTAAATCATCTATGTTCAACGATATAATCGGAAGTAGTTTTTCATACACTTCATAATCAGTAATACCAGCTTGAGTTAAATCGAAAGTTGATGTACCAGAATTAACAACCCAAGCAAACTCATCAGCTCTGTCGGTTGTTTCTACAACTGTGTCGGTAAATATAACATCACCTTCCATTTGTTTAATGCAGAAGATAAACCCATATAAGTCTGAAGTAAGTTTTTCAGTAAGTGTTAAATAGATTTCGTTTTCACCTGTTGTTAAATTAATCATCCACTTATGGTTTTATTTTTATATATAAAAATTGTCCGATTAATTCCATAACAAAAAAACCCACTAATAATTAGTGGGTTTATAAGTTTTTATTACTAAAAGATATTAAATGAAAGCTTCAAAGACAGTCTTATCTAAAATGAAAGGAGCTAAGTCACTTTCTTGACCTAACAATGTTACGTCATAGATATTACCTTCACCAAGAGCAGCGCCAGTAGCGTCATTCATTACTTCAGGAGTCATACCATTATCGATAGCAACCATTCGGTACTTACCGTTGAAATCTTCAATAATAGCAACAGTCAAAGACTGAACTAAATATTTCATTTCGTTTCTTTTATCTTTATCTTGTTTCGGAAATCTCATTACTAATCTTTGGTTATAACCGAAAGATGCGTTAGTCACGTCAATAACAGCTTCTTCCGAGAAATTAGCAGTTTGTTTAGTCGACTCATATTTATAGAAAATAGTTCCGCCAGATATAGCAGTAGTTAAGCCACTAATTACACCATCAGCATCGTATTCAATCTCATCAGCATCTACGTTAGATAAATTAGTAATCCAAACCGATTTTAAACCGGGTACAGAAGCGGCATCACAGCCAAGCAATATTCCGGAATTAGTTAAACAGGCCATACGTATTTATATTATTTTTTAATAAGGAACCGGAGTGAACCGGTTCCATATATTGTTTATGCTGTTAAAAAGTTTGTTACCACATACTCAGGTCTTCCGATCTGTACGCCCATAATAAAGTCATACTTGAACCAGTGAAGGTCAGTTACTTCATCAACGATGTATTGTAATCTAATTTTTCCTTCTGGACCATCATACACAGGTACAAAAATATTGTCATCAGTAGTTAATACCATTTTAGAAGTACCATTTAATCCACCAACAGCTTCAATAGTTAGATTAGGAATCAAAGGAGAATCCATTGTGTAATTACTATTGAAAGTTCTTTCTTGGAAACCTTTATAAGTATCATTATACTTACGAGCTAAAGCCTTAAATTCTTTTACAGAAAGATAAAGTTTTAATGGTTGTTCCATTGAGATAGATTCAGGAATAGCATCAGTCATTAAGTTAACTGAATCATCGATGTCAGTATAAGTAACAGCAGAAGCCGCAGTTATATCAACACAACTTGAACCAGAAAGAATCTCAATAAGACCATCGAATTTATCGTAGTAGTTTGATCCACCATCAACAGCTTGCCATACAGCAATCTCTTGTTTAGCTGAAATTTGCTTGATATAAGCATCTAAGATTTGACTCTCTAATTCACCAAGACTTTCATCTAATCCAGCCTTCATAAAATATGTTTGCCAGTAGTCATAGAAAGATGTCTTACACATAGACTGACGAATAGAAATAGGAGCTACTTCTAAAGTTCTTTGTGTGAAAGTTGTTCCACCTGAAGTAGACATATCACAGGCGGTATCTTGCCAGTAATTCTCAACATCTAAAAGATTAATCTTTTGGGCACCAATTCCACCTACAACTTTAGGTGTAAATAAAGACAAAGACTTCGAAATGAAATACTTTTCTTGAATCAACATTGGGTCCATCTCGTTAGATATAGTACTTAAAGCACCATTGTCAATTGCGAAATTTAATTTTTTAATATCCATTGTTTAATAGTTATTTTTTAAAACAGACTAAAATTATCTTTTAAGTCCATTAATTTTTTGTGTTAAAGTCATTTTGGTTTCTTTAACTTCAATATTTTGAGGTACAGCTATAGGAGTAACTTGCGATACTTCGAATTTAGCCAACTCAATTGTAATCTCTTCTTTAAGTTTAACGTTTGAAGCGTCCAACTCGGTAATAGTTAATTCTAACTTATCTTTAGCATCGGTAACAACACCAAAATTAGTCATAATCTCTTGTAACATTTCTTCATAACTCTTAAGAGTATTCTCTAAAGCTAAAAATCTTTGTTCGTTTTCTTCAACTAAAGACATTTGTCCTTCTGTTTCAGCAGGAACTTCTTCAGCTTCTTCAGTTTCAGCAGGAGCATCTTCGGCAGGAACATCTTCTTCAACAGGAGTAATAACGGTAATCACACCAGCTTCAGTTGTAATAGTTTTACCATCGATTAAATAATCTCCGTCAGGAATAGGATTCTTCTCGTCTTCTAATACAACGAAAATTTCAGCACCTTCTACCAAATCTGTATATTCAACAACCATACCATCTTCTAGGGTAGCAGTCTCGAACTTAAGAAATGACTTACGAAAAGCATTAAATTGTTCTAATAATTTCATGTACATTTATTATTTTTTTAAGATTTGGGTACTAACCCCATCACTTAATTCTATATAGAAACCACCAATTATAAACATAAGTTGTATAGTAGTTTGTTCTTATCTTCATCTGAAAACCTTACATCATCTATGATTTGAAATAAATTGTCTTCGGTAATTAAATTCATATTTAAGTCTTCCAATTTTACAGCAGCTTCAATACTAAATCCTTTTACTTCTCCTGATTTAACTTTTTCCCATACTTCATCATTGTCAACTTTGAATGAACCCATCCATGTATTCTTTGGAAACTTATCGAAACCCAAGGCAGCAGCTTTATCATTTGTACCATCTTCAATCAACCAACTCTCAACAAGATAAACACCTTCGATATCAACTTTGTGATCCAATGTGGTATTATATTGTCTCTGATTCTTTAGATAGTTTCTACTGATATGTTCAATAGTTTCTTTCTTGAAAAATCCGTAATAAGGATTCTCATCTTCGTCATATCTAAAGATAAGTTTATCTGGTATCATAAGAGGTCCAGTTATAATTCTTTTAGACTCTGGCTTAAACTCAATCAAATCTAAATCTAATGCTCTCGTAGTTGTCTTAGTTCCAACTTTCTTGAATACCATCCAATCAACTTCAATAGCCGGTTGGTCTACTAATGATATAGCATCAACTAATGTCTCAGCTTCATCTTGTTCAATTATAAATTCTTTAATCATTGTCTTTTATTATTTTATAACTCACTATCTTCTACAATAGTTCGTATATCATTTTGTCCACTTGTAATATCGGAAAGTAATACATATGTTTTCTTATTATTAACACCTGAAGTTACACCTTCGATTATATTATCAGAGTTGAAAGGGTTAGATAAAGCATCGGAGGTTCCAGCATAACCACCTCTTGCTAAAGGTATACCACCACCAGCAACATTTATAGCTGATAGTTGGTCAGAATATCTCGAAGCAGAATTTGCGTTAATCACAACTTCACCACTAGATAATAAAGCTGGAATAGAATCGGAGGTTCCATTACCATTACCTAAAACCGTACCACCTCTACTAAAAGTCTGTTGTTTAATAGTGGCAATTTGAGCACCACCAGCTATACCAGCAGCAATACCTAATGGAATATTTAGTGGTGGTGGAACTGAACTTAAAGCTTTCGTTACGGCTAAAGCAGTCTCAATCACAGCCTTAGATAATGCGATAGTCTTTTCTTTCTTAGCATATTTCTTATTGATGGCTTCAATTTTTATAGCATCACCTTGAGCATCATCTAATTCTTTTTGTCTTGCGGCATCTTGGAAAACCTGAATAGAATCTAATACCGATAAAGCAATCTCACCTTTAGCCAATATACCATCAATCTCTTCTTGTCTTGAATCAGCCAATTCTTCAGCAACTTCTTCATCTTTCTCTTTTTGTTCTAAAGCAAACTCTCCACGAATAGCGGCAATATCATTTAGATAAGCAATCTCGGCTTCTTTCTTGGCTTCAAGATTATCATCAAGAGCGATTAATTGGTCTTGATAATCTAACTCTCTTAGTTTCAACTCTCTATCTAATTCGTTGGTTATATTCTCGGCTTTTAATCTATCTAATTCTTTTAAGTCAGCAATTTCATTAGCGGCAGTTTGAGCAACTAAAGCATTCTTCTTATTCTGGTATTCTAAACTTTTATTATTAGCATCAGCTTCTAACTGAATTAGTTCCGTTCTTAATTTGGCTTCAGCAGCTAAATCTTCTTTACCCGATTCTGATAAAGCATTTTGAGCAACCAATATATTGAGAGCCTCTCGAGCATTCTGTTGTTTCAAAGCAAGATTTTCTTGTTCTAATCTTAGAGCCTCATCTAAAGCGGCTATTCTTTCTTCTTCAGTTTTTGTAATATCATCACCTAATGTCTTCTGTTCGGAGATTAATACATTGTTCTTAGCAATCTGTTCAGCAGTTCTCGCCTTAGCTAAAGCTAAATCTTGTTCTCTTAACGTTAAGGCAGCGGCAGCATCAGAAACAACTTTTAACTCAGCAGCATACTTTTTAGCATTGGCTTGTAAATCTTCGGTAGCCTTATCAACTTTATCAATGGTATCTTTAACACCTGTAAAAATATCAACAGATGCTTTACCGGCATCAACAAAATTTTCTTTCATTTCTTTGATATTACCTTTGGCTAAATTACCAATAGCTTTACCAACAAACTTTAGAGTTTCAATAACAGCCAAGAATCGATTTATGATTTGGTCTTTTACTAATGTTCCAATATTGATTATAAACTGTTTTGGAGAACTAAAAGTATCAGAGAACCATTCGCCTAACTTTGTGTCTTTTATCTTGGAAAACAGTCCCGTAATCCCTCCATCAGCCTGAAAAGTATCTCTTAGATCTTTGAATTTAGAAACCCCATCTGAAGCAATCTTATCAAAAACAGCTTTAGCACCAGACATCTTTTGTTCCCATGTTTCAGCAACAGTCGCATTGGCTAACACAGCGTCTTTAACGGCACCAAGAACTTTTACGATGGCTCCAATAAGTACTAGTATACCAGTTGCCTTTAAGGCTTTACCCCAACCGGAGAAAGTCTTACTAACATTTTTAGAACCTTTAGAGGCTTTCTTCATGTTCTTTCCAGTATCATCTATGTTATCATTAACATCTTCTAACTCTTCATTAGTTTGTTCTAAGTCAGAATTAATATTATCAATAGATTTAGATGCTTCGGTAGAATTAACATTAAGATTTATATTCGCTTCCGCCATATTCTTCAATTATTTTTTTCAGGTCATCGAGATTATATTCCGGTGGCTCCTGTTTATCATTGATTAAATCTTTATCGAACTGAATACTATCAAAGTCTTGTAGTGAAGCTATGATTTCTTGTTCGATTTCTAATAACCTTTTCATAAGTTATATATTGTTTTTTGTTAAAATTAATTACGTTAAAGCAACTTGTCTATACAAGCTGGAACTTCTTATCAATTAAAGAGTTAGAGGAGCGGCTTTATTACCGGCATCAAAGTTTGTTAAAGGCTTTACCATTGTGTCATCATTTGATGTAACGAATATATTATACAAATAATTGTCATTACTATTCTCATAAATCTTGATGAAAATTTGGTCAGGCTCGCTCAAACATAAGGTATAATGATGTTTTGAAGAACAATAGGTTTCCGCTTCTTGTCTAGACAAGTACTTAAAGAAATTCATAAAATTTTCAATTGTCATAAAAATTGTGAAGTTTTTATCAGAAATATTATGCTTATACCAATTTAACATAAAATATATTTCAGGGTAAGTCTCGTTAGGTGTTATCATAGTTGTATAATCACCTTCTCTAATTTCTTCTATTATATTCATATAGTATGTTTTTTATATTTGAATTATATATAAACCAAATGAGATAGTATTAATATAAATCTTATCGGTTTTATAATCCGATGTTTCTTTTTCATATTCCTAAGCCCGGACATTCGTTCGGGTTTTTTTATTAAAAAGTTCTAAAATAATATTCGTAATTTTACGAACAAAGAATCAGTAAATTTTATTGCAATTATTTATGGCATAACTAACATTACCTTTAATAGTATTAAGTTGGTAGATTTTATCGTTTATTTTTAATTTAGGTGGGTTCTCTCTTAATAGTATTAAGTATAAATGTTGTAGAGATTTTTTAATAATATTTATTATTGTGGCGGTTTTTTTTTATAGCCTCGTCTTCATATTTTAATTTTATTCAAATCGTTTCAAAGTCTTTATTTATAGTTAGATATATATATCTATATATATACATATATTATTATAAAACCCTTTTTAAACCCAAAAAACTCCCTAAAAATACCAAAGTGGCAAAATAGTGGCTAAAAAATCTAAAATAAGAAAAAATAAAATATATTTGTACACGAGGGTATGAAAAAAAACTGCCACTTTGACTTAAAAATAACCCAAAAAATAACCCATAAACATTATGAATATTATTAATAGTGTTATAACAAATCGCTAATGAAATAAAAATAAATATTATTTGAAATATTAGAAGTTTCATTTAATTCTTTATTATATTATGTTTCAGAGTTTTTGATTATTGCTAATAATTTTGGCGTGTTTTTTTTAATTTTGCGCCACTTTTAATTTTACGATGTATATCAACACTTTAAAAAGATGTTACCAACTGCAACTTTTTTCTTTTATAGATTTATATTTAAAAAAGATAAAACTCTAAAATCAATTTAGAATATATAAAAGTGTAATTATTAAACATTAATTGTTAACTTTCAGAAAAAAGATCCATATTCTCAGTATGGATTTTTTTTCATTTTAAATCAACTTTCATTTTTAAATGTAGATATATAAATTTGAAAGTTAGGATTATCCTTAAAAAACAATTATTAATAATTATGTCAATAACTAATAATTTATTGCGTGGCTATATGTGGCACGCAATAAATAACAAACACTTCGACTTCAATTCTGAAGATTTTAACACCAATGGTAAACAACGAGATTTTAGTATTTTCTATGAAACGATAAGAGATTTCATAAATAATGGTGGTGATATTTCAACTGATAGAAACATCTTATTCCAATTATTTGTAGATGATGTTTCTAGGCAAGAGAAAGAAGGTATAACAAACATACAGGTTATAGATACTGAAAAATTTAAGTTCATTTCTGATACATCTGATTATAATAAAAAATCAAATGATTCTACTTTCTTAAAGAAGTATGAAGAATTTAATATTGATTGTCAAATGAGATTCAATACTAGTTCTGGAAAACTTGCTAGGTTATTAAGTAATCCAGATTACAAGAAGGTATTGATAGAGATGATGGGTGGTAATTTACCAACTATCGATAACAATGAAGAAGATTTAATATTAAGTAAAACTCCTACTATACCAGAAGGTGTATATGATGTTTTACCAGACTTTTTAAAGAAGGTTTGTTTAACGATGGATGATTCACGTGAAAGAGATATGTGTTTAACATCGACATTAACTTGTTTGAGTAGTATTTTCACTAATGTAAAAACTGTATATTATGGTAGTGAGATATACCCACCATTATATTCATTTATAGCTGCTCCGGCTGCATCTGGTAAACAAAGTATAAAATATGGTGGTAATCTATTAACTCCATTTTTAAATAGAGAGAGAGAAGAGAATAATGTAAGGGTTAAACAAGATAAAGAATATAATAGAAAAAGTCATATGTTAGCTGGTGATAGTTCACAGGCATCTTTTATAGAGCAGTTATATTATAATCTTTCTAAAGGATTAATATTTGAAACTGAGGCTGATGTATTAACAACAGTGATGAAATCTGACTGGGGTAATTATAGTACGAATTTAAGAAAAGCATTTGGGCATGAAAGTATAAGTAAAAATAGAAAGAGTGATACTACTAATTTTTATATTGAGAGACCTAAGTTGGGTGTAATGATAAGTGGAACTATTAATCAATTATTTCAATTCTTACCATCATCTGAAAACGGTTTATTTTCAAGGTTTTTATATTACATATTTGATAAGGAGCCAGAGTGGAATTCTCCATTTGGACAAACTAATTACGATGAAAGGTTTAGAGATTATTCTAAAGAGTTAGATGATTTTGTAGTATCGTTATATGATAAAGAGTATATTTTCAAATTAAATGATAATCAGATAGTTTTATTTAATGAGGCTTTTGATACTTATTTAGAACAGGAGTCGGATTTTTCTGATAAGGGTTTTCAAGGAACAGTTAAGAGATATGCCAACATAACAATGCGAATAATGATGATATTTAGTATGTTAAGGTTAATGGAAAGTCAAATGTTATTCTCTTTAGATGAATCTAATGATTTATATTGTAGTGATGATGATTTTTATTCATCGTTAAAGATTATTGGTATTTATTTACAACACTCATCGTTATTTTATGCTAACTTGAATAAGGAAGATTTCAAGGCTATGAAGCAGGATTTCAAAATGACTATGTTTAGTATGTTACCTGATGAATTTACAATAGAAGATGTAAAGAAGATTTGTATTAATAGTAAAAAGAAATATGCTGAAAGAACATTAAGGGGTCATACTAAATATTTTAAAGATAGTGGTATGGTTACTAAATTAAACCAAAAGACATGGAAGAAAGTTAAAAAATAATCTGAGAAATTATGAATTTAGAATTACTACAAAAGGAAGTATCAATTATAGATGCTTCAAAAGACCTTGGTTGTGTTATAGATACAATACCATTTGGTGAAGTTATATCGAATTTAATAGGAAAACAATCAAATTTAATAAGAAAAAATAAAATGGAATCATTAGCCTTTACACCTGGTGGTTCTTTTAATGGTAGAACAGGTAGAGATAATATATTAAGTGACAATAAAATATTACTATTTGATTTGGATTTATCAGATGATAACCAGAATAAAGAGACTATTAAAGAGATGTATAAAATCAATAAGACTGTTGAAGGTTGTATCAATCAAGATTTAAAGATAGTTAGAGATATGTTTACAAAGTTAAATTGGTCATTTCTTATAAGGACTTCTTTCTCTGGTTGTGGTTTACATTGCTATGTTACCTATGATAATGAATTAACATTAGATGAAAGAACAGTATTATTTGAAAGGTTGATGGATAACTTAATTAATAGATTAAGTGAAACATTTCTAACATATAAGTGGAAGTGGGATAAAGCAACTAAAAATGTTAATAGGTTAGATTTCATAAACTATAATCCAAGGTATCAATTATTTTTAGATGTTAAATTAGATTCTGAATTGGTAGATGAATTTGTAACTAAAGTTAAACCACAGATAACATCAACTGGAGTTAGAAAACAAGATAAAGACAATTTTGTATATTTATGTGAACAGATATTTCACAACAAGATAATCCTTGAATATCATCAGAGGTTGGAGTTAAGTTACATATACTTCATAGTATTTCCAGGAGATAATAAGAATCATTTCTTAGAGATGGCTAAGAGATATTTTCACCCAGCACTTAAATATATGGATAAGAAAGGTAAATCAGGAGTTTATCGAGCAAACTTACAAATGAACGCTCAGTTTAATAACTGTAAGAAACCTAAACCATCAGGTAGAGTTATAACAATTAAAACTCTTTATTGGTATTTCAAAGAGTATAAAATAGTTTACTAAAAAACAATTAACAATTATGATTAAAATTACAAAGATTAAGTTAAAAGAACATTACAAACAACATCTTAAAGAAGAAGATGATGTAATTAAAAAACTATTATTTGATTTATTATGTACTGAGAATAGTTGGATAGATAAAGAACCTAAGTTTAAAAATTGTGATGTAATATTCTATCAAAATAAAAATAAAATATGTCACATAGGATTTGAAAGTTTATGGAAAACTTATAGAGATAAGATAAAAAATACCACTGAATATGATGTTGCGATAAGTAAGTTTAAGAATCGATTTAGAGTAGCAATAGAAGGTATTATTATGGAAAAAAGAGATGTATTCAATAATGATATATGTCATATTTGTAATAAAGAAATAATTGGAGATTTCCATGTTGACCATGATGTTGTGGAGTTTGATGAAATCTTTAGTAAGTTTATGGAAAAATATTGTAGTAATAAAGAAAGTTTTATTACCTTCACAAAGAAGTTTGATCATAAACTAGGTATACTACCAGAGAAATATACAAATGAGATTATAAAATTTCATAATGAATCAGGAACAGTGTTGAAATATACACACAAAACATGTAACTTAAAGAAAGGAAAGAAATAATGGAAGAAGAAGAGAAGGAAAATTTATATGGAAATGAATATAACTATGATTATAAGTCATTTTATAAAGGGTTATTAGAATATGATAAAAAAAGGTGTTGTTAAATCTGAATTTTTAGATTTTGATATTAAATCATCGTTTAGAGATGTTGAAAAATATATCTCTACGAAAGGTAGTTGGGAATCTTTTTCTATACTACTTACTTATAAAACTGATGTTTTTGATAAAAACAAAAATTTTTAAATAAAAACTTTAATTAAAATCGGCAACTTTCCATATATTTATCTAAATATATATTAGAAAAGAAATACTTAATAATGAAAACATGTGTAATATGTAATGAAGAGAAACCTTTAAGTGAGTACTACAAACAGAAGAAGAATACTGGTGGGTTGAACCATAAGTGTAAAGATTGTTGTAAGGCTTATAACTTAAAAAGGAAAGAAATCACCAGAGAATATTATCTTAAGTATAGTGTCGAGAATTATGATCATATTGCTGAGATGAATAGAAAGTATAATGAGGAACATAGAGATGAAATTAACGCAAGATTATTAAAATATTACCATGAGAATAAAGAAAAGATTAAAGCGAAACCTTATAACTCTAAAGAAGCAAAGCATGAATATTATCTGGCTAATCGGGTTCATATTCTTAATAAACGAAAAGAGGAAAGACTCAAAATAAAAAGTAAAGAATTATGACAGAAAAGAAAATGGAAACATTAATGAAAAGAAAATCATTAGAAAGACAATTGGTTAATATGCTTGAAATTGATTATAATGTTGGAATGGGTAGAGAATTAACAGCAACATTATTATTAAAAGTGATGGGAGAATTTATTACATTACTACAAGTAATTTCACATTTAGAAACATTTGTAGTTCCAGAAATGAGTGATGAAAATATAAAAGAAATGTTATTATCTTATAGGAAAAGAGAAAGTATGTTTGGATGTTACTTTGAAGGTTTAGATGAAATAAAAGTTATAAACTAAAATCAAAAAAGAAACAATATAAATTATGAAAATTAAATAAGTTATTATGATAATAGCAATACCAATCTCAATAATAGTAGTAACTCTGATAATAGGAGCATTTTTATTCTATACTAATTTAATGTCTCGTTCATTAATTACTGATTTATATAAAGCAGAAATTGAAGGAATTAAAATAAAAAATATTTTAATAAATGATTTTGGTTTTATAGAAGATGAAGATGATAAAACATTAAGGACTATGAATATGTTTAATTTAGTACATTTAGATAATATGGACAAAAGCAAGACCATCCATATCAATTATGATTTTTTCCCAATGGGTGAAGGTCATCCAATAAATAGATTCTATCTCTATTCCACATATAGTGAAGATAACCATAATAGTATATGTTATGATGTTGTATGTAAATGTGATGATTTTGAAGAATTAAAAGAAGGGTTATCTTGTTTTAATATAAACTAAAATCAAAAAAGAAACATCATAAATTATGAGA